GTCATCAGTCCGGTGGCCCCACGGAGAACTTGACCTGCCAGACGTCGACGGCTGACTGGTAGATCCGCGTCAGCTGCGGAGCGGGCACCAGTTGCCGCCAGGTGGCGTTCCAGCCGACGGTCGTCACGCCGGGCTGGAAGCGGAACATCGCGCCAGAAGTAGGAGACGTCATCCGCATATCGACGACGGCGCCGACCGGTAGCGGCTGCGCGGCGTGCGGGTCGACCCAGAGCTGGATAGGCTGCGACGTCTGCAAGGTGGCGTAGCTCATCGCGGGCGTGAGCGCGCCGCCGGCGGTCAGTTCGAGGAGCGGCAGGTCGGCCTGCTGCGCCTGCCAGCCGACCCCGTCCCAGACGAGCGCGACCGGCGCGACGCCGGGGCGGCTCCAGAGCACCGCCATCCCGGGTGTGGGCGAGGCGGGCAGCACGTCGACGGGCTGGAAGCCGTTACCGGGTAGCGGCGTGGGCGCGTCGGTGTCGACCCAGAGCGCGCCGACCGGGACCGGCTCGGGCGGCTGAGCGGGCTGCTCGTAGACGGGGGCGGGCGGCCCTGGCGGGCCGGGCGGGCCGCCAGGCGCGACCACCTCGACCACGTAGGCGTCCGGGGTGGCGAGCGGCTCGACGGTCTCGCTCACGGCTGCTCGTTCGTGACGTCGCGGGTGACACAGAGCCGGCCGGCGACCCAGGTCGTGACGACGCCGGCGTCGGTCACCTCGACGTCGTAGTGGTGGATGCCGACGCCGGGCTGGCCGGTGGCGGCGAAGCCGATCGTGACGAGCCCGTTCGGGCCATCCACGACGACGCTGAGCGGGCGGCGGCTGCCGTCGACCGCCCGCGCCTCCGCCTGCACGGTCGCGCCGCTGAGGTCGACGGGGGTGGCGTCGCGGAGCAGCCGGAACGTCTGCGACCAGCTGTCGCCGCGGTAGGCGTTCAGGTCGTGGGTGGCGGGCAGCGCCATCCGCCTATCCGCCGGCGAGCGCGCGGAGGCTCGGGGGCGGGTCGAGGCCGGCGCTCCCGTAGTACCGGAGTAGCCGCCTGGCGGCCTTGGCTTTGAGGTCGCGGGTGGCGCCGGCGAGCGGGGTGCGGGCGCCGCTGAGGGCGGCGGCGGCGGCGCCGAGCGCGTTGATGTTGAGGGCGCCGTCCGGTTCGAGGACGGGGAGGGAGCACCGGGTCTTGGGGGGCTCGTCGCCGGGCCGGCAGAGCAGCGTCGACCGCTGATACTGCTCGTCGGTGAACCTCGAGGCGGAGCCGTCCCAGGGTTTCTTGCTGATCGCGATCCGGCGGAGCGGCTCGACGCCGAGCGCCTCGAGCCGGCCGCGCAGATCTTCGGGGAGCGGCACCCCGGCGATGATGGTCGTCCCCGCCGGCGCGTTCGTCAGCGTGACCGTCGGCGGCGGCGGCCCCGGGGAGGGCGGAGGCGGCGGCTCCTCCTCGAGCTCGGGCTGTTCGCGGACGGCGAGCACCTGGGCGGCCTGGTAGGCGGGGAACCGGCAGAGGGAAACCTTGTCGAGGCGTGCGCGGAGCCGCTGCGTGACGCCGTTGAGCATCCGGGATCGTTCCGCGATGAACTCGAGGGAGAGCCCGGAGAGCAGCCCTTCCCGGACGAGGTCGAGCGCCTTGTCCCCGTCGGGGCCGTTGGCGGCGCGGAAGGAGCCGTGGAGCCCGTCGGGGCGGTCTTCGAGGCCGGCGCAGTGCCCGACGATTCCTCGGAGCCCCTGCTCGTGCTCGAAGTTGAGCCAGACGCGGACGCGGCCGGCGGCGGTGACCTGCTGCCGGAACGCGCCCGGCAGGAACATCTCCTGGTACGGCTCGAAGCGGGGCGGGTCGGCGACGGTCGCGACCTGGTTATAGGGGACGATCATCGCTTCGATCGTGCGGCCGTCCCCGCCGGCGGCGAGGTCGGCGGCGAGCGTCCGGGTGAGCATCACCGTCCCGGGGATCGTCTCGGTTTCGTGCTCGGTTTCGTGCTCGGTTGCGGCCATCACGCTACCCCCACGGGTCGGAGTGTCTGTATGGGCGCCTGCGCGGGTGAGGCGGCCGCGGTCGGCGGCTCGCTGAGCTCGTCGAGCGCCTCACCTTCCGTGAGCGGCGGCAGGTGGAGCATCGCCGCGCGGACCTCGTCGCGGGTGACGACGCCCATCTCGTAGAGGATTTTCCAGGTCTCCGCCTGCCCCTTGGAGGTCGGCGCGAGGGCGGCGCGCGCGTCGAACTCGACCCAGCTGCCCCGCGGGAGCATGTTCGCGGAGAGCGCCCGCTGGACGCGGTGCGCCGCCGGCCGCAGCTCGCTCCGCCACCAGACCTCGAACAGGGTTTCAGGGTTCTGGTACGTCAGCCCCCCCTCGAGCGGCATGTTGAGCATGAACGAGGGGATCGAGAACGCGGACGCGATCGCGCGGGCGTTGAACTCCTGCAGCTCAAGGAGCGCGAGGTCGGTCGCGTTGAACGCGAGCTGCTCGAAGCTGATCTCCGGGGGGAGGACGGCGGGCGCCCCGATCGGCGCGCGCGCGCGGGCGTTCACCCACTGGTTCTGGATCGCCTGCGCCTGCTCCGCGGTCAGCTTCCGGGTCGACTTGAGGACCGCGTTCGGGATTCCGCCGCCGTCGACGATCGACTGGCCGGCGGCGCTGACCGCCGCGATCCCGGTGAGCTGCGACCCGTACGCGGCGAGCGCGCTCGTCCCGGTGGCGCGTCCGCGCGGGTCACGGCTGACCTGGACGACATCCCCGGCGCGAAGGTCGCTCTGGCCGGAGCGGTAGACGCGGCGGCCGCCCTCGACGCGGACGGAGACGCCGGCGGGGTCGAGGACTGTCCAGCCGGACGGGTACCCGTCCGCGTAGCGGCTCGTGATGTAGAGGAACGCGTCGCCCCACGCGAGCATCGACCAGGTCGCGGCGAAGACGGCGTCGCCGATCCCGTTCGGGAACCAGACGGGGTCGGGGTTCGCGATCCAGGCGGGCTCGTCGCGGGCGCCGAAGAAGCGGAGCGGCATCGACGCGATCTGTTGCGAGCAGAGTTGGAGGCACCGGTTCGCGACCCAGACCCGCTCCGTCAGCTGCGGCGACCAGGTCGCGCCGTAGGTTGTCTGCCAGAACGCGCTGATCCGAGGCTGTAGCGGCTCGAGCCCGACCTCCGCCGGCGGCGGCACGGGCTCCGGCGGGAGCTCGCGGCGGAGGACGGCCGGGAGCAGCCTCACCGACGCTTCACCCCGACGAGGACGACGAGCCAGGCGAGCACGACGACGAGGAGCGCGATCGTCACTAGTAGATCACCGGGTCGGCGGCGGCGCCCCAGCCGAGCGTGACGGCGCCCCAGAGCGCGAGGGTGACCGCGACGAGCGGGCAGATATCGACACTCGAGTTTTTCCGCGACCAGGCCCAGGCGTCGGTCAGCGGCCGCCGGGTCGCGCCGCGGAGCGCGGCGGCGAGCTCGGGGGTGCCGAGATGCCGGATCTGCTCCTGCTCGACGAGGTCGACCAGGAGCCCGCAGCCCTTCCCATGGTCGCCGGCGGTGACCGCCTCGACCGGCAGGCCGGCCTCCTCGCAGCGGTGAAGCAGGCTGCCGGCGGGGCCGGCCGCGTCGGTCATCAGCGCGAGCGGCTGCCAGCGGTCCTGGAGCTGGACGAGCCGCGGGATCACCCAGCCGGTGCCGCGCCGGTACTCGACGACCTCGATGTGCCAGAGCCCGTCGAGGCGGCGGCCGGCGGCCGCTACGGCGGCGGTCGCGCGGTCGGGCGCGACGTCGTAGGCGAGGCAGACGGGGTCGATCATCGTTGAGTCCTCGTCGATCAGGGCGAGCCAGCGTTCGAACGGGATCAGCGTGTTCGCGGCCGGCGAGGGGTCCGGCCAGTCGCCGACGCCGAGCCGCTCGACCGCGAACGTGCGCGCATCCATCGAGCGGAGCTCGTCCTGTACCGCCTCGCGGCTGATCCGGATCCCGAGCCCCGGGTTCGCCTGCTGCCAGCCGTCCTCGTCGGCGAGCATCTGCTCGTCGAGCGCCTCCGGCCGCTC